GGACCTTTGATTTCAGACAGCTTCTGGTGCATGCGCTCCAACGGGTATGGGTGCATGTTGCTCAACTCAATCGCATGCTCCATGCCGTCTGCACACTTCTGTGCCCATGACAGGATGCCACGCCACACAGGTTCTTTGCCGTCTTCTGTGGCTGTCGCTATGTAATCGTCAATCTGACCGCAACCCTTAGCGCGGATGTTGGCAAACAACGTGATGCTGTTCTCCACCAGTTTGACTTGGTTAGCGTCAGGCTTACGGCTCGGGCGTGTGCCCTCAATCTGCTCACTTGGTGTGGGCATGACAGGGGCTACGAGGTTGCCATACAAGACCTTGGAGAAGTCCTCCAGATTAAAGACATCGCCCTCTTGCAGTATGCGCACAGGGCGAGGCGTCGTGTACTTCTTCTTAAAGTTAGTTGTCTCAGGCACCCGTAGGATACGGGCTAGGTCAGCGGACACACCTTCGTCTATCTTGAACCCTTCTTGCTTGCACAGTTCTTTTAAGTTCTCTGCAAGAGGTTGCCAAATAGATGCGGGGATGGAATCCGCCAGAGGCCAGTAGACGTGAAGCCCACCGCCCGAGTCCACTACCCAAGGGTTGCCAAGTTTGTTAAACCCAGTCTTGTCTAAGAACGCGTCCAGCGCTAGAGCCGCTTCCTTCTTGCTGGCATAGCCGTCCAAGTCCACAAAGAACGATCGAACGAACTGGGCGTTAACCGTGCCGCGCTTCTCGTCGAATGTGGAGACTGCATAGAAGCAGTCGTAGTTCAGTTTATGCCAAGCGTCTACCTTGGCAACGATGTCAGCAAGGTTGTCTGCATAGAAGTGTTCCTTCTTTTTTGTGAGTTCTACCGCGCAATATAGGCCTTCGCCAGAGGACGGCAAAACCACCGCTAGAAAATCAGCGGGTGTCATGTGTATCCTTTGGTTATTGATTGGCTACTGCTACGCCAGCGGCAAAGCCTTCTTCAAACGCGCTCTCATACATTTTGTTTTGTGCGCTGAGAAGCGTGTCGTTCTGATCTATCAAGACTGCCATGCGTTGTAGCAACACGTTGCCCCAAGACTCAGACAGACCTTTAGGGTTTTCCAGTAGCGCGTAGCGTAATAGCTCATTGTCAGTCAGGGTTTCAGGTCGAAGGTTTTGCATGTTGATCTCCACGCCACGTCAGCATTAGGCGAAGTTTTGAGTATAGAGAGAAGCGCCTCGACTACGGGTCGATACGCCACGAAGACCTCACCCCCCGCGAACCAGTTGTAGACTGACTGGCGCGATGCACCAGTAGCCTTAGCAATCTTAGTCACGGGAAAATCAAGGTGTACCGCCCAACGCCCAAGTTGGTTTCCCAAAGTCTTAGGCGCTTTCTTAACGGTGTCTATGATTTGCGGTGAGTAAGCCATTACTCGTTCTCGTCCCAATCATCAACCATAGCGGCTAGGTTGCTTTTCTTGGCGGGTACAGCGTTTGGCTTCTTCTCTTCCTTACGAACAACTGGCTCTTCGTCGCTTTCCTCCACTGGATCAGGTTTTTTCTTTGCCTTTGGAGCAGGGGCGGGGGCTTCTTCCTCCACAGGAGCGGCTACGGCAGGAGCAGACTTAGCGAACGTCATGGTGACAGCACGCTTGGCTTCGGGCGTATTGCCTTTGGCTTGGCAAGTCTCGTTCTCGTCTTCAGTCAACCAACGCATAGTCTTGAAGAACAACTTGGGTGACTCAGACTTGGTGTCGAAGCGCATACGGGTGATGACCTCGCTTGGGTCAATGTTCTGCGCAGTCAACCAACGAGCATACGCCTGAAGTGGGCGGTTCTCTCCGTCTTCCTTACCAAACACAGATGTGGCAGGGGCGGTCAACTGTAGAACATCTCCGTCCATATCATTAGCCAACACTACGGCAAGACGTTGTTGGTAACGGCAAGCACGGCTATTACCTTGACCAGAGCCAGCGACGTTCTTTTCGCACGCAGCACAGGTAGATGCTTGTGGGTTCTCTGCATCAGGTGCGGGCTTGTCACCATCTTGTGAGTAGCAGTCAGGTGAACTGCTTGCGCCGTCATAGGACTTGGCGTACCACACACGGCTTACTTTAGGTGCGGCGTTCACGATCACCACGTCGAGGTAGCGTTCTTCAATCGCGGCAACTTCTTTGCCACTGGCGATCAAACGAAACACACCGCCCTTGATGGAGATGTTCTTACCGCCAGCACCTGCACCACCACCGGCTAGGGCTTTGGCTACGGCAGACAACTGACCGCGATTCTTTGCGAAGGCGGGGACTTGGGATGGGTTAAATACAGCAACATTGCTCATTGTTTTTTCTCCTAAAACTACTTGGTTGGTTTACGAACTGAAATGCCATACTCGGTCATCGAGTTAAGGCCGGGGGGTACAACTCCGGGGTTCTCTTCTAAGAAGCGTTTCATGTTGAGTTGCGATATGCGTTGTTGAACTAAGTCAAGCGCGTCGTACTGCTTCATGAACTCTTTGAACGAGTCCCAGTCTTGTGTGTTGTAGTTTGTCGTTGTCGACAAGACTACTGTGCCTTGGTCTGTGCGTACAGACTTCACACCAAGTTTCAACATCTGATCTTTGAGTGCGATCTTTACGACATCTTGTTGCGCCTTAATGGCTTCAACCTCTGTCTCGTACTCTCGGGTCAACTGCTGAATCTTAGTAGCCATCTTGCGATAGACCTTGGCTAACTTATCCATCGGTACAGAGGCGATTTCCTCCGCATCGAGCGAGGGCGGTGCCTCGACTTCATCATCTATATCTACCATTTTGCTTCTCCTTTTATTTGTCTAGTGTTTGACATCATACACACAGTTTTGTCCAATGCAACTCCTTTCTTTAAAAATATTTTTAACCTCGCATTTCTTCTGCGAACATGTCAGTCAAAAGAATACTGTCGTTAACTTTTGTGTTCATTGCCTTGAATAGTTTTTTCTCTATCGGGCTTGACTCAATGTGTACCACAGTAACTTTGTCGGAATCTTGACCTTTACGATCGGCGCGTGCTATGCACTGCACATACTGCTCAACGCTCATCAGTGGACCGAAAAACACAACTGTGTCAGCGGCAGTTAGGGTAATCCCGTGTGCCGTTGCTTGTGGTTGCAACACCAGTACGCGTATGTTGTCGGTAGTCTGAAAGTCGTTGATGATCTGCCCGCGCTTAGTAGCAGTCACGTCGCCGTGTATCTGTCCTACGCCATAGCCTTGCTTGGTTAAATGCGTGACGATGGTTTCAATGCTTGAGCGAAACAAAGCAAAAATAATCACTTTCCTCGATGTCTCCTCCAGTATCTCGCAGAGCACATTCAATCTTGGCGCGGCATCGAACTCAACAACCTCCCTATCGTCTGTGTACGCGGCACCACAACTGATCTGCAACAACTTACTCACCACCACACCCGCGTTAACAGCGCTGATCGTTTCACCCGCCGCTTGTGCAAGCATCTGCTCTTTGAGCAGTCGGTAGTATTTGTTTTGTTGCGGTGTCATAGGCACCTCACGCGTCACCGTGATCACAGGGGGCAAGTCAAGGCATTGTGCTTTTGTGTAGCGTATTGCTGGTTGAAGTGCCATGAACACTTTTTCTCTTGCGTCTGGCTTTGGTGCCCACTTAAACATTGTGATTTTGTTCATGACCTTGTCGCGCCACGCCGTTTGAAACTTAGGCACACCATTTGGATTAACTAAGCGTGCAAGACCATACGCATCCACTGGTGACTGCGAAGCAGGAGTGCCCGTCATCATCCACAGGTATGTCTCAGGCTTGATGATTGACGCTAAGGCTTTCCATCTGCGTGTGCTTGGGTTCTTGTATGCGTTGGCTTCATCAACGATCACTAAGTCAAAGCGCCCATCGTTGTTGATCTCATTTGCTATCAAGTTCAAGCCGTCATAGTTGGCGATAACGATCTCGTACTTTTGCTGAATCATTTCGATGCGACGTGATGACTGCGCGTGATGCGCCACAACTGCTGAACGATGGATGATGCTGTTGCCTATGTCTCCCATCCAAGCGCTGTGCATGATTGATAGCGGACACAAGATAAGCACACGACGAACGTCACCACGATTCATTAGGTAGTCTGCCGCCCATAGCGCAGATAAAGTTTTCCCAGTGCCGGGGTCATTGAAGCAGAACGCTCTGCGATTCATTGTCAGGAAAGCAGACGTCTCAATCTGATGCGCCATAGGCTTGTAACGTCCTGCCCATGTGTAGCGCCTAGTGATAGGCGAGGGTACGTTCTTCACACCAAGGTTTTTTAGTACCCTTACTTCATCAAGTCCCCAGTACACAGCGATCTCATAGATGCCGTTCTCTTCACCAACAACTTTGTGCTTGGGTATGACGTTGAACTTGTGTGGGTTACGTGTGCGTAACAGCAACGCCTTGTCTTCAATGATTTCCATTACGCGTCCTCCCTCAACCGAGCCCAAGGTGTGTTTTCTCTGTCGTACGTTTCCATCTTGTAATTTAGGTGCAAACGCGCAGATGCTTCGGGCCAAAAGTCATCATCGAGATCAGAGACGTCCACCCATGTATCGCCATACTTTGCTTGCCACAAATTAACAAGTTGCGACAAAGATATTGACCATGCCTCGTGTTTGTTTGGATTAAATTCTGGTTTCTGTGGTGCTGACTGCATACGCGCTTTGGGTTTCATTGCTAACAATTTCTCCTTCATCTGCCGTTGAAAATCTTCGTGCATCAACTCTTGTTCTTTCATCTTCATTTGCTTCTCCTTTATTTATTCCGGTTTTCTACATACGTATCGCGCTCTATCGGTTAGATAGTGTTGCTCTAGTTCGCCCATTTGTTTGAGTCTTTTGTAAGCAATAGCGAAGAACTCGTCCTTCTCAATATCTTCTAAGTCAATCCATTCATTACCATAACGCGTTAGCCAGAGATTAAGAAGCGTAGCGACGGGTGTTTTAAACGCTTCATGCTCCTTAATCTCTATGCAGTTTGTTTGTACCTCGGGCCAACGATTTACTTGGTGAATCTGGTTACTTGATGCTGTGGTCAGACTTCCTAGCGAAACTCCTGTTAGCGCTTGCGGACTTAACGCGGAGATTGCTTTTTGTAGTTGCGCCTCCTTTTGAGAGCGGCTTCTTGTGGTCGACATCTTTTCCATCTCCTTTATGTACTTTTCCTTCTTTCATTAACAGTGCTCGGGCTTTGTTGCGTTCTGAACGTTTTTTAATAATCTCCGGTTTTTGTTCATACTTTGCGTACGATGGGCGGTCTTCGGGATTTTTATAAGGCATGATGTTCCTTTAGTGCTTGGGGTGAAATTCGCATGTCTTCACAGGGCACCATCCACACAGAGGTGTTTGGTTTGGATTCCATACGTCGTTGCTGAATGATGCCTCAAGTCGGGCATATCTCTCTCGGTACTTCCACCACTCCGCTTCGGCTTGCTCACGCATCATCTGCGCACGCACCATGTC